AAATACAATCAAGAAAATTATCAAATTTGTTTTAATCAAGTATTTACTAGTAATTTTATTCGTAGAGCTAATGAGTATCTTCAAGCTTGCATAGATTATAAAAAGATTTGGTTCGCTTCTAGGACAGCTTCTAATGAATCCTTTTTTAATAGGACTAGCTCTATAAGATTGCCGTATCCTAAAAAACTCATTTTTATTGATGACCGCAAAGATTGGTCTATGCTTGATTTTATTGAACATCAAGACGACATGATTTACCAAACTAAGAAGCAATGCAGCTTAGTGGAGCATAAATCAACAGCAAGGGGTTCTCAAAATTTTGACCTACCCCAACACCTTAAAAGGTCCACTTCTGCCAATAAAGCCAGAAAAGATAATTATTCTTCATTAATGTTGGCGAATTGGGGACTTAAGCTTTATAACGACATAACTAAGGCCGAAATCGATACTAATAAAGAAACTTTCGAGCCTATTATGCTTTTTTAAGTGTAAGTAATGTCAAATAAGCTTTTATGCCCAATAAGATAACAACTGGTCAGATAGATGAAAGTAGTTTTTTAGAACTATTTAACATTAAACTCTCAGGTTCAAACTCCTACACTTCAGGGTTTTATACTCACGATAATAGGTCTGGGTTTGTATCCCTTACAGAGGGCGGAGCTAATTCATTTACGGGTTATAGTGGAGATATAATGACTAGAACCTCTGGCTTAATATCGAACACTTCTGGGGCTTTAGATGCGTCAGGCTTATTTTTAGAAGCTAAAGTTGATGATGTTTCTGGGCATGCCGAAAGTTTTGCTACTGGGGCTAGTGGTTTTTTATCTGGTCAAATAAACACTGTATCTGGTCAATTTGCCAATACAAGTGGAGAGTTTTTAAAGTCAGGAAGTTTCTTCCATACTGGGTCTGGGGATTTTTCGACTTCAGCAGGAACTGGAGCTTTAGCTTTTTCTTCTGGGCACGATGATAGTTTTGGATTTTTCGTAGCAACTGGAGACACTTCATCTAAAGCGGGATGGATGAAGTTACCCGGACACGCAGAAGTTACAGGTATAGTTTCTGATGCTAGTGGAGACTTAAGAACTAGCTTAGCTGCAACTGGAGCAAATGTAAGTGGTGCTGTAGATAATGTACTAGCTGACAGCTCCACCAAGTTCTCAGCTAAAAAAGCTTTTGATGCAGGTTTTAGTACTAATCTAATAGACTTTGATGGGGTTACAGCAAGGGTAAACGCTAACAATTCCTTAACCTTCGATGATACTAGCGGGGCACTTCTTACACTTGCTCCCGGATATGGTCCAGATGCACCTGTGTTTTCTGTCACGGATAAAGCGGGTTTACCTTTGATAGATGTATTTGACGACGATAGATTAAACTTTGGGCCTTATGGAACTAACCCTTTTAATGTTAGCGGAGAGAAAGTCTGCTTGGGTAATTACAGATCTTACTTTAGCGGCTCAAATGTACATCTTAGTGGAGACGTGACTGTAAATGATCTTCTGACGATAAGTGGGTTATCAGGAGGTTATGCAATATTTAACAATTTACCTGTCTGGCCGAATACCGGTGGCATGCCTAACGGAGCTTTATTTATAAGTGGTAACAATACTGCCGGAAAAGGCAGAACTTTAATGGTGGTTTAAAATGACGACAAAAAGAAAAACAACAAGCAAAAAGGAAGAAGATATTCAACCTATGATGACAAGCTTCGCGGCTTCGCCTTATACTACTCTAGACAATCAGTCTACTAGGCAGCGTAGAAATGTGGGCGGTCAAATAGAGAGAACAAATAGGTTTGAAAATATTGACAATGGTCTTGTGCCTTATAAATACTCAAAAGGAGTAAATAATAAAAGTTCTTTAGATGTTAGAGATGTCGTCATTCTTTGTCAAAAGGCTTATTATAATTTTGCTGTTTTTAGAAATGTCATCGACTTAATGACAGAATTTTCCTCTACTAATTTGTACTTTACTGGAGGTAGCCAAAAGTCAAGAGATTTTCTAGACGCTTTATTCAAGAAGATTGATATGCAAAGTTTCCTAGATAGATTCTTTAGGGAGTATTATAGATCAGGAAATGTTTTTATTCATAGGTTCGACACAAAGATTCAACCAGACGATTTAAGAAGAATCACTCAGACTTATGGAGGTAGTAAATTAACTTCGTTCGCTGAAGACGGAAAGCTGCCTTCTAGATATATAATTCTTAATCCAGCGGATATTCAAATGGGAGGAAACATATCTTTCTTTTCCGGTTTGTACTACAAGATACTTACTGACTATGAGATGGAAAGAATTAAGAACCCTAAAACAGAGGAAGACCAACAAGTTTATGACTCTCTAGATCCAGAAACTAAAAAAGCTCTGAAGGGGAGAAACCTTGGCATAATTTCTTTAAAGTTGGACCCTGATAAAGTCACACCTGTATTTTACAAAAAGCAGGACTACGAGCCATTTGCTGTACCTATGGGATATCCGGTTTTAGAAGACATTAACTGGAAACAAGAGATGAAAAAGATGGATATGGCTTTGACTAGAACAACTAACCAAGCTATATTACTAATCACTATGGGCTCAGAGCTTAAGGATGGTAGTTTGAATATCAATCAAAGAAGTATTGAGACTATGCAGAAGCTTTTTGAAAATCAGTCTGTTGGTAAAGTGCTTGTGTCTGACTACACAACTAAAGCTCAATTTGTTATTCCTGATATTGCTGGTATCCTTGATCCTAAAAAATATAGCGTGGTAAATCAAGATATTCAAATGGGGCTAAATAATATCCTAGTCGGGGAAGATAAGTTTGCTAATACAAGTATTAAAATTCAAGTCTTTATAGAAAGATTAAAACAAGGTCGTGATGCTTTTATTAATCAGTTCTTAAATCATGAGATTAAACGCATTTGTAAATCTCTAGGGTTTAAGAATTATCCTAAAGCTAATTTCCAAGAGATAGAGTTAAAAGATAAGACTACTTGGAACAGAGTTGTTGCGCAACTTATCCAGTACGGCATTCTTACGGCTGAAGAAGGTTTGCAGGCTATCAGTTCTGGCAGACTACCTGAGCCAGATGAGTCTGTAGAGTCTCAAAAGAAATTTAGAGAACTAAAAGAACAAGGTTATTACTCTCCTCTTTTAGGGGGTGGAGGTGGCGGTACTCCTGCTCCTGCTCCAGCAGGCAGACCTGAGGACTCTAAGTCTCCACAAACAACTAAGAAGGTTTCGCCTATTGGTGAGAATACCACGGGCTCGCAAAAGTTCAGCGTGGAAAAAATTAAAGAGAGTTTAGCTTTAGCTGAAAAGCTTGAAGCAGAAATTCAGGAGAAGTTAAAGCTAAAATATGACAATAAGAGAGTAACTAATAAGATTAGAAATCTATCTTCTGAATTGTGTAAAATTGTTATGGCTAATGAATCTTCTGACAAATGGTTGGAAAAAGTTAGTGAATATATTAATAACCCAGCAGATACTAATGAAGAAGCTATTAAAGAAATACAAAGTATAGCTCTTGAGCATCAAGTTGATGAGTATTTGGCAAGTTTATTATATGCAAGTAAGGTTTAAAAATGAGCGAAAATCAAGAAAATATTCAAGACGTTAATCAGTACTTCGGTGCTGCAGAGATAGATGTTATGGTTCCGGATATTCCATTACCTCCAGAGCCAGAAGAAAAGAAAGAGGTAAAAGATGAAGTCGAAGGAGCTTTTAAATTTGCCTTTATTGGCGCTGGCCAAGGCGGGTCTAGAATTGCAGAAAGCTTTCATAAGTTGGGATATAGAAAAATAGGTATTGTTAATACTGCCCAGCAAGATTTGAATTCTATTAATGTCGAGAATAAGCTCTGCATCGGTTCTGGTGGTGCAGGAAAAGACAGAGGCGTAGCTGCTAAATGTTTTGAAGAAAAGAGAGATGATGTTCTTGACTTTATGCGTCGTTCTTTTGGGGAAGATGTAGATAGGATCTTTGTTTGTGCTGGAGCTGGAGGAGGATCTGGCGCAGGTACTTTAGTTCCTTTAGTTAAGACCGCTCAGGAACTTCAAGAGACCATTAAGTCTGGATCTAAAAAGGTTGGAGTCATCCTCGCACTACCTAAGTATTCAGAAGGTAGAAAAGTAAATGCTAATGCTTATAATACTTTAAAAGAAGCTTGTGAGTTGGTTGATGAGGGAATTATATCGCCTCTCGTTATTATTGATAATGAAAAAACAAGTAAGCTATATTCTAATGTATCTGTTTCTAATTTTTGGCAAACAGCTAATATGAGTACGGCTGGAGTATTTCATCTATTTAATATGACAGCTTCAAAAGACAGTTCTTATTCTTCTTTTGATTCTAGTGATTATAAAAACGTACTAGATTCTGGTATTACTATTTTTGGTGCTACGCCGGTTCCTAAATGGGATGACCCTGTGAGTATATCTAGGGCTGTAAGAAGTATCGCTCAAAGCGGCAGCATGTCTGGCGGCATTGATGTGTCTACGGCTAACTCAGCTGGAGCTATCCTTATTGGCGGTAAAGAAGTTTTAGATAATATTCCACAATCTAGCCTTGATGAGGCTTTTGATCAGCTAACTAGAATCCTTAGATCTGGTAGTGTTGTACATCGAGGCATATATAGTGGAGATAAAAATAATCTTACAGTATTTACAATTATTGGCGGAATAGCTACCCCAGATGAAAAGCTAAAAGAGCTATTAAAGCTTGGAGATTTAGACAAAACGGAGTAAAAATAAAATTTCCAAAACGTTAAAAAACAATGTAATAGATAATATAAAATAGGAGAAATATACAATGGCAAATAAAGATAATACATTTATTTTAAGTTCGAAGTCAGCGGCGGGGGCAGGTAGCCCTTTTAGTTTTCTTACTAGTGGAGATGGCGCTGGTAAGCTCAAATATGCCTTTGGGGGCTCTATAGTATCGGCTGCGGACGTTGACGGTGGTGGTGTCTCAGGACTAGTGATACCGTTGCACGGAGCTACTATAGCAAGCTTCCCCGATCATGAAAATGCGAATAGTCCACTAAGTCACACCGCTAAAAATATCATGGGAGATCCAGCCGTAGGAGAATATGCTCTTACCTCAGGAGATTTTATGACTGACGCTGGTGTTGAGAAAAACGGTGGCGCTCAAAAATTTGTAAACGCTGTTCTTGATGCAGCTTTCAGAGGTTATACTTCTGGTGTGGCTCAAGGTAGTGGTTTGAATAGTATGACGGTTACGAGAGGTGCTCTGAGTTTAGGAAGCACTGCTGTTAATGACGGAACTGGTATCGTGAATACTTATACCAGATCTTATACTGTTAACTTTAAATATTACCAATCTGGTACCATCAATACTTCTGGTTCTCTTGACCCAGCTGTTACTGATGTTGCTAACGATAATTCAGGTGGTGTACCATTCTAATAAGTAGAGTCATAGTTTCCCTATTTAAAACCCCTCATTTATTTGAGGGGTTTTTTTTATTTTTTTTATTAGTTTTTTAAAAATAAGTGTATAAACTTTTAGGTAACTTAATGGAATCTACTTGTAATATGATGTCGCTTGACGTAGAATATTCTTTTGGTAAAAAATTAGCGCCAGTTTCTGGTGAAATAGATGAGGCTATGGAGTTCTCGAGCAAGGTGATGAGCCTTCTGACAAGTAAAGCAAATGAGTACAATTATGTGCTAGAAAACGAGAACGAAGTTACCTCTGAAAAATTAAAACAAGTTTTTGTAAATAGTTTTTCTGAGTCTTTACAAACTACGCAAGCTTTAGCATCAGTTAACCTTTTTTTACATACTTGCTCCGCTGGTATTGTAGATGACGGAGAACACTTCGAGCCATCGATGGAAGAAATTAAAGAGGCAGAAAGAGAAGTTAGTAGACATAATTTGAGTAATTATGATTTTAGAGACATAGATGATTTATACTTTCAAAGCGATGAACAGGCTAGAGCAGAAGCAAAAGAGTGGATAAATAGTGTAATATAAAAACAAGGATAATTTAAAATGGCGAGATCAACAAATTCACAACCAACTCAAGGCGTTCCATCGCCATCCAGAACATCTAATAAAGCTGGAGCAGGCGAGGTTATTGCTGCAAGTAGCGGCGACACTGTTATTATTACGGACATACTTACTTCTGCGGCAACTACAATTAGTACAGCAGCGGCCGGTGCAGGAACCATTATAGCTTATGCCCCAGCTGGCGCATCAAATTTAAATCAAGCAATCGCAGTACCAACTAGCTCTGGTGTTTTTAGTAGCGCTGGTAATGTGACAATTAACCATTATATAATCTAATGAAATACACAACTATTTTTAGCTCAAACATTAAGCCTGTAGTATCCGAAGAAAAAGATAAGTATTTAGCTTTGGCTTCAGCTATCGAGGTTGCAGAATTCATTCCCGAAGTGGATGAGAAACAAGTAGATCTTTTGCCAGTTGCTTTTAATGCGTTTGTTGCTAATAGAGTTAACAAGAATGGTGATGTGGTTGATACTGATACTGCTTTAGCATTTTATAAAGACTTTAAAAACAAGCCAATTAATATCGAACATAATAGAGATAGAGTTATTGGTACTATTCTGACCGCTGGC